AGTTTTCTCTGGTGGGTAGGTCAGATTGCTGACGATGCCACCTGGAGAGATAATATCCTGCCTGGCCCTCATAAAGATACTAAAAAACCTGATGGTTGGGGTAGAAGATATAAGGTAAGAATCATCGGTCTTCACGATCTAGGTGAGGAAGCACTTGATTCTGATCAACTCCCCTGGGCACAGGTAATGTATCCTGTCACAGGTGGTGGTGGTCAAACCTCTGCATCTCACACATCAAACCTAAGACAGGGTATGATGGTGTTTGGATTCTTTATGGATGGACAGGATCAACAAGTTCCTGTTATCATGGGTGTGCTTGGACACAACGTTCAGGTTCCTCTTGCTACCACGATTGGTGACAATAGAGTTACTAATAATACTCCTGGTCCTCTTGCGACTAGTGGATATGCAGAGGGTAGAAATCCACCTCCAAACACACCAGCTGAAGGTGGTCCTAATCCAGTTGTCCCTGATGATGATCTCAAGGTCACTAAACCTAAATCAGAGGCACAGCAGCAGGAAGAAGCAGAACCATCTCCTGGTGCTCAACTTAATAAGTATGGATTAGATCCAAGCAAATCTTTAACAAATCAGCAGTTTGCTGATATGCGAAGTGCTGTTGCTGAGGCAGAAGCACTTGGTTACGAAAAGGGTAGTCCAGAGTATGAGGACCTCAAACAGAAGAGAGTTGCTGAGGGTATCCGTAATCGTAAGAAAGCAGCAAATTCACCTGCAGCACCAGTACAACCTGGACCAACACTTGAGGGTGTTGATGATGTTACTGCTATCTCTGCTGCTGACACAAAGAGGAATGATCATTACCGTCAGAAGACTGTGATGTTGAGTGTTTGTCAATTCCCACAATCAAACACCAAAGGATTACAGACGGTGCTTGACAACCTTGTCAAGAAAATAGAAAAGTATGTCAATACATTCCAAAGTTATATTGATAAGGTATCAAGCACGATTGAAGACATTCAGCAAATTCTAAGGAATGCTGCATGTGAGATTGCAAAGTATATTAAACCCCTGCTTGATAAAGTCATGGAGTTTGTGATGAAGAAACTGAATGAAGCACTCACAACCGTGGTTGCTGCTCTGCCATCTAGTATGAGACATCTTTTTGCAGACATGAAGAAGATGCTCACGGAGTTAATTCTTTGTCTTTATAATAAATTGACTCAGGGTTTATGTGATTTAATTCAAGCAATTCTTGACAAAGCACTTGATCTTGCTGGACTTGAGGATAAAGCAAAGGCGGCGGCTGCCAATTCAAATGGTGATGATGATTCATATAGGAGGTTGGCACCTAAGGTTCCTCCTTGCTATGCAGAAGATATTACCGCACAAGTTTTTGCTGTTTCTGCACCGGCAATTAATGAGGCAAATGAATCACTTGTTCAAAATCTTGACAACTTCTTGGAGGACATGCAAAAACAATTGGCTGGTGTCAGCGGAGCACTCGATGGAATGATGAATAAGATCCCAGATATCTCTGGTAGTCTTACCGCAGCACTTGGATTTGAGAATATTAAAATCAATTTGTTTGGTTGTGAATTAGAACCTAATTGTCCCGTTGATGATTACTACACCATTCAAGGTGGCGGTGCAGGTCAACCAGACGCCAAACAACCTAGTGATAAAGCAGTCGAGGACGCAGCAGCTGCACAGGATCCTGCTGAGGTTGCCTCTCCTCAACCAGATCCAGGATATATTCAACCAACAAGTGGTCAGCAAGATACACCACCTAGTGGATCTCAAGCACCTCCTCCACCTCCCCCACCACCTAGACAACCTGATGAGGTATTGTTGTATGATGAGAACTATAATACACCTACTTCAACATCAACGACACCACCGCCTAATGAAACACCAGCACAGAGGGAAGCGCGTCGAAGAGCAAAAGTTGGAAATGAGAGATATGAAGAGTTACAAAGAGACAGGGAGGAAGCGATTCGTGGTGGTCAAGAAGGTGGTTAAAATAAGTTTCTATCAACCTGATAAATACAAAATATGAAGACAAGATATAATCAATAATGTCGTTCAACCTCTTCGGTCCTGCTACTGTAAATGACATCAAAGTCGGATATATTTCGACTGATAGGGGGTACGTTGATGGTGTTAGTAGATATGAAGCAAATAAGTATGCCCAGTTAAATCCTGGCACTCAATTTATTTTTAAGAACAGGGATCTGATTAGATATCTCAATATTAATGAGGTGAATAAACTCACTCCTGATGATCTCCTTCCAAATAGAGTTCCAACAAACGGGTGTGATCAGGAAAGTGTTAATACATTTGGATTAGATATTTACAATCCAGATGGTTCCATTAACACAGATGCTGTTGCAATTGTTACTCCCGGTGGCGGGTCAGGGACCGGAGGACTTGGTGATGGATCTCCCCGTGCTAATATTGGTTCTCCTAGAGTTTACATAAATGGTGGAGGTGGTGTAGGAGCAGCAGCAAATGCTGTGATTGGAAATGATGGATCACTCCTTGCTGTCGATGTTATAGATGGTGGTTATGGATATAGATTCCCACCTCAAGTTGATATTGTTGATCTTGAGGGATTGGGATCTGGTGCAGTTGCTATCGCAAGTCTTTGTCCACCCGATAGAGTAGGGACACTACAGACTTTTGAAAATGAAGAGGATTTTGAAGAGTATGATTTACAGACTGGTGCTCCTCCCGTAGTTTCTTTTGGAAGGAGACAAGGTGCTAATGGTGAGGACCTGGGTGAGTGGGATCCAACGCTTTATGCTTCTCTAAAAGTTGATCCAATCAAAAGAGAGATAATTGCATATCAAGCATTCTTGGATAGTATTCGTGATGGTTGGTGGAATACAAGAAAAGCAAAACCAGTTGAAATTATTGCTAGTGATAAAAAAGGTAGTGTAAAGTATGATGTTCAACACTGGGCATGGGGTGGTTCTAGAGAGGCAAGAAAAATCCCAGGCAAAAAAGAATACTTCAAAGAAGTAGAGTTTAAAGTCTATACTCAGGGTGGTAATCAAAGAGACAGAGATTTAATGTTCACCTTTGTTGAGAGAAATGGTGATCATAGATTTAAAATTAAAGCAGCAAGTTTTCAAGACGATAAAGTTAGTAAAGTTAAAATAAAAGTTAAAACAAACTCAGTTTATTCTGTTTTTGCCTCAGGAAAATATAGAGGTAGGGGTGTAGAACAAGGTCTTATCGAATCTTTTGGTAGAAAACCAAAAGAACTTGACAAAAGATTTACTGATGGTAATAAAATCTTCGCAGATTTTATTAAGTCCGCAAACGATAATGATGATCTTCAAATTGAAGCAACTCAAGGCAAATTTAAGTCAAAGAAAATAAAAAGTGATAGAAGGAGCAATTATGAATTAACTTATACACTTGATGCTGCTGCTCAATTCAAAACAGAATTTGTCAATAAAATTGACGACTCATTTATGAATCGTTTTGCAATCTCTCCTGTCCCACCATCTAACGTGCCTGGTAGTGATTTTGCTGGCATACAATATTCATTCATTTATGAAGAGAACTTTCCCTACGATGGTGAGTATAAGTTTAAGGCGATGGCAGATAATGTTGGTGAAGTGTATATTGATAATGAACCAATATTCATGTTCAGAAGATTTAAAGGTAGACCGGATGTAGTTAAGAGGAATATCAAAGCAGGTGTTCATAAAATTAGATGTGATTTACTAAATGTCCCTATTAAAGAAAAGATTAAACGGGTTCAACCATCTCAACAACCTGCAAATGAAGAGTTGTTGATTGACTATAGAAATCTTCATCCAGCAAATAAAAAAATTAATGTATCCTCTGATGGAACGTTGATCAAACTTAGAGATGGTGACGGTAAAGACACTAATTCCTCGCTTAGAATTATTAGTTCTGATGTTGATGCAAGATTTTCTAAAGATGGTAGAAGATTAATTTATGACACAAGTAAGGATGGAACAATCAAAGTAAGATTTGAATGGAATGATAATCCTAGAACAGCAGGTCTCGCTGTAGAAAGAATTAGAATTGGTAATAGACTTCTTGGATCAAATAGAAATATTAAGAGCAAGAAATCTGGGAGAGATACTGATACTATTACTGTCAAGGCAAATAAAAATAAAGTTAATCCTAGATCAACACAGTCTACTGGTGATAAACCAACTACAGTTTTTAATACCCTTGATTACATCAACAAAGCAGATAGAAAACTGTGGAGAATTAATTCAACTGCAGGAAAACAAGCTGGATTCCTGAACCGATTTGGTGTGCTGCCATTCAACCCTGCGGCTGTTGAGAGAGAAGAAGTTCTTGTCCCTGTCAAGTCACCACCTCAACCAAAACCAAAAGCATCTATCATAAGAGAGGGTGAAAAACTTTTTCTCAAAGTTACTGGCGGTGGAAGAGTTAGAATCAAATTTAAATTAACCATAGACGACAATCCTAATACTGCAGGTCTTGCACTTAATGAAGTGCGTATTAATAGTGATGATAATCCCGTCCGTATTAGAAGAGGTAGAATAGGAGATAGTGGAAGATATAATCGTGGTCGATACAGAGAAAAGGATACAAAGTTTGGTGAGGGGATTTTTACTGGTGGTAAAACCTATTCAATTAAGGTAATTGGCGGTAGTTCAACGTCTGGTTTTAAAACAATTGATAAGACCACAGTTGGTTTTGACGATAATCTTAATAATGGATATGATGAGAATGGATTACTTAGGATTGATAGCGTAAAAATTATTGAAGAGTCAGATGCTAGGTATGAAACCAAACAAAATCAAGTTACCAAAGTTGTAAAAAGATTCCCTCAGAAACCAAATGCTTCAACTGATGCATATGCTGGAATTCATGTCATCAGATGGGAGCATGTAGAATTTCCTGTGGACGGAAACTATAATATCACCACGATGGTTGATGATAATGCAAAGATTTTTATTGGCAATCGTGATGGTAATGGAAGAAAAGCAATCGGTAATGGTTTAAGAAGTGTAGAGAAGGGTGGCGATGAAGTTATTATTGAGAAGAGAGG